TGTGGGGTGAATCGCTTGCCGATATCTCCAAGCGAGCAGTGAAGGAAATGCAGAAGGCATACAAGTACGGAACGCTCGCTTCAACAAAGGTTGATGCGAACACTGGACTCTTCCCATACGGATTCTCCCACACTGAGCGCATCGCTGAATGGGTTGACCGTCTCGCATCAATCTCTCCCGAGGAACTACACGAGGAAGAAGAAGGCGAGTCTCAGGAAGGCGCAGAAGGCGAATCAGAGGAAGGCAAGGAAGGCGAGTCTGTCAAGATTGCTCACTCCAACAAAGGTCGTGGTCGCCCCAAGAAAGGCACTGGCAAGCGATTGACAACAATCACACCCGGTGAGATTACTAGTCGTATCCCAACTTGGGCTGAATTGAAAATCGGCAAACTTGCAATGCCACTGGCAACGAAAGGCAACATTGGAAAGAAGCGTACTGCTTCTAACATTGGTCGCTCTCCACGCCGTATGCATCGTCTCATCACTGACCCACAGATGCGAGTCTTTGACAAGGTGACACGAGGCAGTGGTGGCGTTGTTGTGATTGATGCATCAGGCTCAATGAACTTCACGCACGAGCAGATTCGCAAGATTGTTGAGAACGCCCCCGGTGCAACTGTCCTGTCTTATTCAGAGATGAACGGCAAAGACACTCCCAACGCTTATGTGCTGGCTGACAAGGGTCGCATGGTCAAAGACCTACCGACTCAGGGTTCAGGCAACGGCGTTGACTTCCCTGCACTTGAATGGGCAGTGAAGAATCGCCAACGCTCTAACTCTCCGATTATTTGGGTGACAGACGGTGGAGTGTGTGGAACCAACAGTGGATTCCACAACTCGCTTGCGATGCAGTGCATCAACTTCTGCAAGAAGCACAACATTGTTGTCGTGCCATTCGTTGAAGAGGCAATCTCTGAACTTCGCAAGATGAAGAACGGTGGAAAGCCTGAATCACAATATCCTGCAATGCTTCGCATCGCTTGGCAAGAATCAATCGGAACCGAACTTCCTCTCCGAGGATAAAGGATTCGTACCCGGTGGGGCTTCTTTCTCTCCACCGGGTACGGCCACTCGCATTGTGATGGGTCGCTCGGCCCTTATGGGTTCTAGTTCCTTCCCCCCAAGGTTGGCGACTCATCATGATGTCGATATCATTACTACTTACTTACTAGAAAAGAGAAACACATGGAAAAGCTTCATGCTTTTATCGGAGACGCAACTCATCAGGACTCTCCTGACGGTCTCACTCAATTCATCGTTATCGCTGAGGACGCCCCAGTGGAGATTGTTGAAGAGGCAATGGAAGACAGTGAGGACGCAATCGTGCGCACTGTAGACCGAGCCACAATGGACTCAATCGCCAAGAGCATTGAGATGAGCGTGGACACCCATGGCATGGGTGACGGATACCTTCTTGACCTGACAGACGATTACGTCTGCATCAACGAGTGAGCGAGCCTGCAGGCTTCTTCCGAGACACCCTACCCAGAGCCCTAACGAACACTGCGATACCGGCAACGGCAAAGCAGTTGACCAGGGGCACGTTATTCTCGAGCAGTCTTATAACCACCCAGAGCATCAGGCCATATGCAGCCGATGTCACAATAAACCCGAGCACGCCGGCGATGGCCACTCCCAGTAAAAAACCAGTTATTTGCTTTTCTTCTAATTCTTCATCAGAAGCTGGGATAACTCGATGCTTATTAATCGACGGTGGTGGAAGAAACAATTCCGACCTTCTCAACCGGTCATCCTTGCGCATCGATATCTCGCACAATCTGATGAACACGCTGACGGCTCAAGTCAAACTCGTCCGCAATCTGGCGGAGGGATTTTCCGGCCGCACGCATCTCAAGAATCTGTTTATTCCGATTAATGTCAGTGGCCGGTCCTGGACGAAGAGGTCCCCATACCCATCCCGCGACGCTCGAGAGCTCTCGCGCTCTTTCTTCAGAAAGTTGATTTTTACGGAAACGTTGCCTGGTGTAGCCAACCCAAGCTCCCAGATTAATTCCGGAATCTTCGAATTTTTCGATGTGAGCTGCCGGCACGTGGGTGTGTCCCTCTCGAATAGCAAATTGTCGAAGGGCCCCAATGTATGTTTTGAAACGAGTGGTGTTGTCCATAGTCGAGACACTAATACACAAATAAGCCATTACGTGGGAGCACGCTTTCATAATGAATAGTGAATACAGATACAATCCAATAAATAGATATTGTCAATTTGGCAGGAAGACCGAGGTCCCCGTGGGTGACGACGATTACAGTAAAAACTTTGGTTTCGAACAAGGCGAAGAGCTCATGAACGAATTAAACGATTTTGAAGGAATTTCCCCAGAGCTAGCCAGAAACATGCAGGCCGAGCTAACCCAGGCCCTCCGTGGTTCGGAGAATATTCTAATTGTTGGGACTGAAGGCCAGAGAACAATAACGATTGTTATTGCTCCCCGTGCAGTTGTCGGGAAAAGGGGCCCAGTACTTATTCCAACTGCAGACGAAAGCCGGGTTGTAGCTATGGTGGCAAAAGAGTTTATTGAAAAATGTGCTCTTGTTTGCCAAGACATGGAAGACCAGGACGGGGCTCAGGAGAAATGGGAGCAGCTCCTCGAGTTCTTTTTTGAAAAAACGCTAGAATTAGCTGAAGACGGCGGCGGCGGAACTCTGGAAATTCCAGACTTTATCCCTGAGGAGGGTTTTTAAATGACGGTGGTGGAAGAGACTTATTACGAAGAGCCGATTACCTGGGATGAAGCTGCGGCCGCGGTTGTTTTTACGATTTTCTCATTTAATCTCCTAGCTATGAATAAGCTGGAAGATATGCGCACGCAGCTGGATTACATGATTTCCAGAAATGTAGGAATTTCCCCAGACGCCTGGATGGCCCCCGAAGAAATTTCGGATTTTTGGAAAATACTCGCAGCGGTTACACGTGCTGCGGCCGGCGACTCAGGAATTGAATTTTTCGGAATTAATCCAGAACGTGCACTCGACGGGGAAAATTTGGAAAAAATGGTTAATAACATCGCCGGCCTCGTAACGCGTAAGCAAAGAGATTACGGAAGTGACAATATTATGCGATTTGGAAGACTGGGACTCCTAGTCCGAGTACATGACAAAATTGCAAGATTAGAGAATTTAGCAGCGCGCGGCACAGCTCCCAACAATGAATCGGTTTCTGATAATTACATGGATGTAATTGGTTACTGCGTAGTCGCGATAATGTTCGAACGCGGATGGTTTACGCTGCCGCTGCAGGAAATCAAATAAATGAGAAAAAGCAAAGGTCCCCAGGGGAGTGATAAGAGTCCGCCACCTACAAACCCGTTACAGAAAGCAACTTCACTCAACCCCAGGGAACCCCGCGACACTGCACGCAAAGGAAAGGGTCTCGCTATGCAGCAGAGAAACAATACCACATCCACAGCCTGTGGATAAGAAACTTTAAAAAACTTGCCCGTGCGAGTTGACGGTGGTGGATGAAGCTGCTACAGTTCTCCTCGCTCGGTCCTTCGACCAACATAAGAGTGACGTCACATCTACAGCCACCTGATTCAAGTTCGCGGAAAATTCCGAGGGCCTACTTTGAGTTTGCCAAAAATGGTTTAACAAAAAGCAAAGGTTCCCCCGGACCCCCTCCAAAGGGGTTTTCCCCTCTATTTGTTTCAGGTTAACTAAATTGACATTGCTTACTAACTTGTATCAAGTTAACTTGAAAATTAAATTCTCAATGAGACTTGACAAAACCTTTCACGGGGATTAGAATAATAAGATGCTAGAAAAACCAAAAAAATCTCGAGGTCCAGCTAAAAAAACGCTTGAGAAAAATGCTGCAGCTAAAAAGGTTTCAGAAGAACAAATTCTCGAAGTATTTGAATTCTGGCAGCTAACGTTTAAAAGGCGCAGCTTGGCAGTTCTGGACCATGCCAGAAAGGTATTAATCGGCAGCGCTATCTACCACTATGGAGTAGACGTCGCGAAAGATGCAATTACTGGGTGCACAAAGTCTGACTTCCACATGGGCCGCAATAAACAAAATAAGAAGTACACAGGTATAGAGCACATCTTCAGAGACAATGCACGTATTGAGGCAATGTTAGACAAGCTCCCTCGAGACGAGTCACCAGACGAAGAGCCAAATTGGTAAATATTAAAAAAATACGGGTAGCTTCGGCCGCACGTTCAAACGAAAACAGGAATATGAGCAAAAACAAGAATAACAAGAAAACGTTTACCGCGCAGCCGTACCCGCTGTACGCCTGGGGCATGTGGGTTGAATCTGTCTTCGACGATGACTTTACGAAGATTATCGATTATGACTTCAACGTCGACCGGTTAACTATCGTGGGATGGATGCAGGAGGGGGACGATGTCACGCCCATGGTCTCGAGTCTCATCTGCGGCATTATTCCACTTTATGCATTTACTGGGAACCCAGAGCTCACACGTGTCGACTACACGGGCCCCTGGGCAGACGTCCACGAAGAGTTCGTCTTGGTTGAGATTTCAATGGCCGAGCCAGCACCCGAAGTATTCGAGGCAACAAAAGATTATTACGGGATAACCCAGAGGGCCAGTAGGGTCAATAAGAAACTGACGGTGGTGGAAGACAGTGCAGCAAAACAATAAGGAACAATATATCGCGATGTCTAAATACGGAAAAGAAGATTATCCAGGGCAGGTTCAGATAAATCTAGCCAAAAGTTTAGAGGAGGTTGCCATCCTTTTGTTGGTGGCATTACAAGCGGCCGCGAAATATCCAGAAAGGGTCAACGAGACTGAAGTGAACGAACAGATTCAAGAACTGCTCCATAAGGGAGACTATGATGCTCTTGCTTACCAGGGACTAAAGTGGATTCAAAAGGTAGACAGTGAATAAGTTCGAATGCGAAGAGCTAACCAGAATTGCTTACGCGATGTACAACCTCCAGATTCTCATTTCGGACGAGAAACATATCTTCCGTTCTTGGTTCGCCATGCTCAGCGATATCGACTACGACGTAGCTAGCGAAGCTTTTAACGATTTAGCGATTTATGCTAATTTCCTGCCGCGGCCTGGGGAAGTACGCCGCAAGGCCATCGACAACATAACGGGCGGCGAAAGTCATCCAGATGCTGCAACAGCATGGGGCATACTCCAGGCTATGCGTAAAGCCACAGAGGGAGGACAGTTCTACCAGGGGGAGAGACCAGAAGCGATGATTGAGACCATGTCCCTCTTGGGAGGTTCGGCTAACGACTTGCATACCAACGGAGATAGGGAAACTTTTGTACGGGTATATAATAAGGTGGTAGAAAAGTTGGAACAAAAGAAGTACAAGAAGACTAGTAACCTGACGGTGGTGGATGAAGATGCCTAAACCAGAATACCCAAACAAAAAGAGGTAAACAAAATGAAGTATCTTATTGGTACCCTACTTATATTCTGGACATTTAAATCCAGAGCTATTGACCCTCTTAGTAAAGTAACGCTCTACACATTGATTGCCGGTATCGTGTACTATCTTCCTTGATGAAGCGCAATCCAGGACGACCAACCGTAATACCAACCACACCCTTTACTACCGTAACAATCAGGGTAAGTAAAGAATTCAAAGAAAAATTAATTCAGCAAGCTGATGCTGTTGATTTAACTCTTACTGATTATTTAATTGCTCTCGTAGAGAGAGACAGTGCGTAAGCCTCAGAAGTCCCGTCAGCCCGACAAGTGGTCCGAGATACATGTACGCCTGAAGGGTTCGCTAAAGAACGAGCTGATTGACTATGCTCGCCGGCATGACCTATCCGTCGGCCAGATAGTTAATTACGCGATATTCCTATTACTCCAGGAAGACAAGGGAATCCCTGCTCCCGGTTCCCCGCAGTTCTCCCTCCCCACGATGGAGGAGTCTATTGTTGCCTATATGAAGGGCGAGACCTTGCTGCAGCCCTGTGGACAAGTGAGTTGCGAAAGACAACTAACCGAATTAGATGGCATGAGTTTTTGCACCACCTGCAATATTCGCATTTTGTAATTTGTATTTGTATTTTTGGAATCTGAAAATGTGCCGCGAAAAGAAGTTTTCCGGCCCTTTTTCAAGAACGTTCAGGGCTAGAAACCCCAGAGCTCTGAAACAATAAATCGGAATTCTGAAAATCTCGCACCCCTATCCAGTCCCAAATAATCCTCACCTGCAAGTTGCCAGTCAGGAAACCTCTCCCTATACTTCTACTCGCCCATCCAGTAGATTCTAATTCACCACACAAAAAGGCTGAATTGCTAACGGTTGTCTATTGGGTGGGCCTTTGCATTCAGTAGCCCGTAATAACAAACAAGAACACGATTAACAAAGCGACTACTGCGACCATTATCTTGTCAACCATTAGTGCCCCCACATCTGTGCAAGAGTCGGTCTAGTAGGTTTAACCCCTCTTCGCCTCTGCTCTGCAGCCAACTGTCTACTAGTCAATCCTGCCCATACTCCATGCATATCTGCTGCCGGGAACTCAAGTGCATACTCTAGGCACTGAGGCTTAACAGGGCAATTACTACATATCCTTCTAGCTTCCGCTATGTAGGTAATGTCCTTATGTTCTTTGGGGAACATTAGGTTGGTTAATCCTTTGCAAGCAGCATAGGGAAACCAGTCTTTTCTGCCAATATACAATCCCTCTAACGGTTGACTATTATTATTGCTAGATTTTTCTTTGGCCACTATTGTGTATCCTTTAAATAGATTTGTATTAATTACAGCACACTTAAATACACAACCTTGATACGGTATTAGTAAACTCATTTGTGTAATACTTGAGTTATGCCAGTTATCTACGGACACCCACAAGAACCAATAACCAGTTCCTCTAATGACATAAACCAATACACAAAGTGGTTTCAGTTAATGAACATGGACTTTGAGTTACTACATATCGGTAATAGCTGGATGTGTAACGCATGGTCACGAGAGAAGAACTCAGTATTAGTATCTGGTTCGGGAACGAAAGAAACCGTTGCTGAGGCTCTACACGCTTGTTACTCAGACATACGGTCTCTAGCTAAGTAGGTTGTTTCTCCCCTATGGGGATTCCTAGGGTTTTCGAAACTACATAGCCCCTTGAAGAAGGGGCCGTTTGTTATTCAGGGTCTTTATTTGAAGACTTCCGGTTGGGGGCTTCTTGGACGAAAGTCTGTAAAGGAGCACCCGTATAAGGGTCAAACTTGGAAGCCACGGTCAAAGCCTTTGTGCAAGCAGACCTAGCCTGAGTTGGGGTTGGGCGTTTGTTCCCTAGTAGGGAATGTAAAGAACCCAGAGCATAAGAAGAACCTGTCCCTACGGAGTAAAGGTAATTAGCCTCTGCTGTCCAACTATAGTCTGACTCAATAATGTAGATTGCGCCGTTTATCACAACAACAATCGAAGAACCTTGTTCTGCTCTGTGCTCTTTGGAGTCACCGGAATCAGGAGGGGAATACCCTTGGGAATCAAAGCAAGCTCGTAAACTTGGGATAAATTTACCCGTAATAAAGGCATCAAGCTTCTTTCCCCTTAGTCCTGGGGTAACAGGAGGAGGTTGGAATACATGGTGCAATATGTTAATTGCTCGCATTTCGCCAGCTGCACCAAGCAAATATTTGCCATTTGCGGCGATTTTGCTTGAGCCATTGCCTAGAGTAGATATCTGGTACGCATCTCCGGAGTCGCCAAAGGAGGAGATGCGGGTATCGCATCCCACTACGGCAAAGCCGTCACCCTGGATTCCGACGATAGTAGTCATTATTCCGCGATGTACTCTACTCCACGGAACATACACCAGCCGTTGTATATCGGTGCCACTTCATAGGAGAACTTGTGCTTGCCGGTGTCTTCGTATGTGACTACTCCAACGCCTTGTTGCCAGTTTTCATGCCTTGTGAGAGGGCGACCATCAAGGTCTACGCCTCCACGAGTGGACGGAATCGCCCCATCTGTACGGCAAAGGCATCCAGGTGAAGCAGCCATGATGGTACGGGCACCGTCAAAGTCTTCTCTGGTCTTGAAAGCGGTCTCAATACGGTGGATATGGCCGTAAATGACAGAATGTTTCTCATTGTTTAGATATACATGGGCAGTTGAGCCGGAAGACTTAACACGGTCTCCATGAATAATTCGTAATTTCTTGTTTATCCACAGGTCGGCTGCCGGATATCCAGGCTTGTACTCAACTCCGTAGTCTTCCATTCGGCAAAGATAGGGGACTGAAAGTACTGGCCAGGATTCTGGGGTATTTCCTTTTCTTAATCCATAGGCTGCTCCAGCATTTTGGACTAGATACTTGGGCATTCTTTCTTCATGATTACCAGCCAGCCAGACAATTCTGGCATTTGGGGCTGCGGCTCGCATTTGAGCGCAAAACATTGCGGCCCTATCTATCGAAGCTTGGGTGGTTTGGGCGTATGCAGGATAAGTGACATACTTGCCCATCTCTGGAAGGTCCAAGTTATCCCCAACACAGGCAATTAATTCCGGCTGAAGCTTCTTTATCATTGCCAAAACGATGTCAATAGCCTTGTCGTCATGTGATGGCTCTAGTTCTCCGTCCTTATTTCGGAAGAAACCTATCTGTATATCAGGGACCACAACACACGTTTTGAACCCAGTTGATGCTTTGGGTTTTGTCGTTGTCTTTTGTAGTTGTATGGGCTTACTTTGTTGGACTATTGGCCACTCTGGGCCGTTGTCCCATTTGGGTGAAAACTGGATTGCCACACGAGCCGATTCCCTTGTTTCAGAAGGGTTTTCTGGGTTTTGGGTAGAAGACTGGTTAATTGTTATCTTCTTGATATCACCAACATCGTCGAGACTGATGTCTTTAAGTCGGAGCATTTCTGCAATTGACTCCAGGACCTTCTTGTTTTCTTCAGATTTCTTCTTTTCCTTAGCCATGGACCCCAAGGCTGAAGAGAGAGTTTCTTTCTTTGCGGACATTATTTACCTTCGTTCTTTGCTATACAGCTATCGATAGTTTCACGGATACAGCAGTTGAAGGACGGGTCCTTGAAACATGCCCTTTTTACGCCAACAACATCTCTCCCTATGGAGTGACCGTCAGAACAAAGTGCTCTTGTAATATCCATAGTGGACGCTTCGCTTGCCATAGCAAGAATAAGTGCCTCTCTGGTTTCGTTATCCAGCGAAGTGGTTATGGAACCAAACTTGCATGTCTTTTTGCTTTCGCCCTGGGCTACAGCTCTTAGTGCATCTTTAAGCACATTTCCTCCAACGCGGTTACGACACCAAAGGCATCATCTATGTCAACAGGAATACTACACTATGTCCACAGGTTGATGTAGTATTACCTCATGAAGGTCGACAAGTCAGTAGAAGTAAAGAGAGCGCTAGAAGAAGCCCTTAATTCTTCTGAGTCAAAAGACGCTGATTTCCTGGTGGAGGCAGTTCTTAAAACGCTCGATAAGCAGAAGGTATTCCGCTACCACAACGAGAATGCAATAAACCTAATATCTACAGCTGGGAGGGTTTTGATTGCTTTAATGGAGGACCCAACCATGACGCAACGGGCTTTATCGGTTTATCTAGATTTAAGTGAAACAATGATTGATAAAACGGTCAAATTGTTGATACAAAATGGCTTTATTACAAAGACAAAAACACAACGACAAAATATTTACAAAGTGAATATCGAAGAGGTAAAAAAACACCCTGATATACAGCACCTAAAAGAGGCTATATCTGGCCTCTTTGGTGTGACTAGTGTCAAATCTGGGGGCAAAAACGTGGAAGAATCCGTTTTCTAGATAGAATTTTGGGATGAAACTAGATAGCAACATCTCTGTTAGCTTCAAAGAGAATTCCAGAACCCACTATGTACTTAAGTACATCAAGTTTAAGGGTGGCTCAGCTGACGTAACAATGGCTTCAAGCCTGTTTAAGGGAAAAATTCAGGATAAGAATAAAGCCCGTAAATCAGCTGAACTACTAGAGCGAGATGGGTGCGTGGTTCATTCTTCTGGTGATGTGTACAAACTAACCAAAAAGGGCTTAGAAGTTATTATGTCAATTGGTCGAAAGAATCAGGTGGGGAAGCCTGAACTCCGAGACTAACTAGCCAGGCACTGAATACATCGTCAGCCAACGGCATAAACCAGACCTGACATGATTCAATGTCTCTAGGGCTACCTACCAGTGTCCAACAGATATCAAACGACTTGTCTGCGTAACATGTACCGACATTGCACTCCATACCAAAACGGTCTGCAAACCAGCGCACCGCACAGCCGTAATCCTGAATAAAGCATTCCCCGTCATTCCCATGGGGACAATAAACGGACTCTATTTCAATCTCCGATTTAACAATCTTGAGAATTAGTTTGTGGCCATCGTTGTGCCACATCATTTCGTCAAGTGCCATGAATACTCTCGTTTGGATAAATTTGAAATTTTTAGCTCAGCTCTTAACATCAGTCATGAGCTAACTACAAAATAGCACTAATACGTGTTTTTAGGCGTTAGGTGTTGTTGTAGTTTTTGCAGCCCTACGAGTTGTGGTTTTGGCTACTTCTGAATCCGCTACTGCGCTTTTTTTGTCAAAGCGAGTGAATACGGAGTTAATCTCGTTTAATGTCAACTTGCCGTCGTCAAGGAATGCACGAGACAGTCCCTCGATGACGGTAGCAACCCCGGCGATGCCAGCCATAAGTATGGCTTTGGTCATGCTTACGCCAGCGATTGCGCCAGCGCCTACAACCCCGAGACCGGAGGCTGCAAATGTTGCAAATATACGAAGAAGAACGTTAAGAAACAGTTCTTTCTTCATTACGACTCAGGAGTCTCTTCAGCTTTCTCTGCTTCAGGCTCTACGGCAGCTTCTGCTTCTGCAGGTGCTTCCTCAACCTTAGGCTCTTCAGCGACTGGCTCTTCTTCCTGCTTCTTCTTCTTTGCAGACTTTTCTTTGATTTCAACAGGCTGAGAAACAGGTGCGGCTGCCTCGGCTGCCTTCTTTGCTGCTCTTTCTTCTGGGCTTAGCTTTCTCACAGCATTTCCTCATCTTCCTTGATTTCTTCTTTTACTTCCTCAGGCTGGATTGCTTTGTTCTCTAGCACTGGAGGAAAAACTTCTTTTGGAGCCTCAACAACTGGTTCTGGCTTCTTTTTTGTCTTCTTCGCTTCTTCTTGTTCGGCTTTTATCTTGGCTTGAATAGCTTCTTCTTCTGCGGCAGCAAAAGATGCTTGTTCTTCTACGCTTAGGCTTACGTGTTTTACGGCAGTAGCGCCACGCTTCGCCAACTCTGCTTGACGTGCTTTAAATAGTGGACTTTCGCTCATTGTGCTTCATCTCCTGAATCTTCTTTACCAATTTTAGATGATTGTTCGGCACATCTCAGTGAACAAAGCATTTCTTCTCCACGAACCCTAACCATTCCTCTTACGGCAGTTCTTTTGCAGTTTGGGCAAATCATCGGCGAGTTTTTTGTGCCAAAATACTTGACAGAGATTCCGTATATTGCTGGGTCCAGAACGACCTGTTTTGTCGTGCCGGCCATTACCTTTGCTGGTTTCTTGCCGGCCATCAGGCGTCTCCCTTTACATGGTCACGAATATGTTGGTCAAGCTTTACTTCGTTACGAATAACTGTTTCCTCAACACGGTCAATTGACCGGCCAAGACTTTTGCCAATAATGTCAAGCTTGTCTGATACGACTCCGTGGTCAGACTTGTTTTCACGCCGTCCTTTTTCAACAAGGGCAACTAGTACGGCACCGACTACCGTGATGAGAGCAACTGTGATTGCTTCCATTCGGAATCATGCACCAGGCTTAGGAAGGGCGCGCCATGCTGCTTCAAACTTTGCTGCGTCTTTTGCCATTTCTGGAGAAAGTTCTAAATGCAACCACTTGCCCCCGAAACTTCCAGCGTTATCTTTTTCGGTGAAAATTTTTACCCCAGCCTCGTTCTCACCTCTTGAGCACCTGAAGCCTCTTCCATAGCCAACATTCTTGTCTGATTTATCGGCATCGTATGCATAGTCGTGAATTTCTTCAATGCCGAGTTCTTTGGTGTATTTAATAAACCAGTTCCACATTTCAACACCAACCTTGCGGTCTGTGTAACCAACGTCACATGCGGCTCCAGTGGCGTGAACGCTGAGGTACTTCTCCATGCCAGGGTCGCCAATCTTCTTACCAGCAGTGTGAGAGTTCCTCATCAATCTGGCGGAATACACGCCCATATTTGTTGCTTTCCATCTTTTTCCACAAAGTTCAACAAGCTTTAGTGTGCCCTCTTGGGCTTTTTTTCCGTCAAAACTTGGGTAATAGCTATACTTTCTTGGCATACATGTCTCCATCTGGGTAGTTGCGCGGCCGTTTATGCATAGCAAAAACGCTTTTACATTGTACCTCATTAAAATGTGCCCTTAAATAAAGGAACACAAATAGGAGAAACTATTTATCCTGTGATTCTCTACGCCTTATATATATAAGAGTAAACATTCCAAAAAGTATTGACGACAAACCGAGAAGCAGGCTCCGGGTAAACGCTCCACCTGTTTTAGGCAAATCATGACTATGTGTGCTGTGGTCGTGAACTGTTGTTGTCGTAACTTCCATCACTACCGGAACTGTTGTTTCCACAACAGAAGTAGTTGGGGCTATGGTGTCAGCAACGGTTGTACTGGGCGCAACTTTTATTGTGGTGCTTGGAGCAATACTGGTAGTAGTGCTCGGGGCAAGAGTGCTAGTTGTTGTACTAGTGGTACTAGTGGTGCTGGTAGTAGTAGGAGCAGCAGTTGTTGTGGTTGGAGGATTCCAGGAAACTGTTGCTGAAACCGTTTTGGCTACGCCGTTGACTGTAGCCGTAGCTGTGTAGACAGCTGTTCCAGTTGAATTTGTCCTAACCGTTAGTGTTGCTACGCCACTTGCGTTAGTGGTGGCAGTTAGTGTTTGCCCGGCATCTGGGCCACTGCTGACAGTAACCGTAACCGTGACTCCAGACTGTGGAACTCCAGCAAGTGTCTGAGCAGTAGCAGTAATAGTTAGGTCTTCTCCAGCATTTGGAGTAGCTGGGCTGATTGCAAGAGTGAAAGAACTAGGTAAAGACACGGACCCGCCACCAATAGAAACTGCTTTTCTAGTGCTTGAAGCAGTTGGGTATGGATAATCAACAAGAGTCTTTAGTGTCCCTACGTTTCCGGTAAAATATCCATGCCAACAGGCTGCAACTATTGAGTTGCTTAATGCAAAGTCTGAAATACCATCAGCCGTTGCGTCAGGGCCGCCGTTACAGCCTCCGTTATTGTAGGTAGCGCTTGGGAGTAGGGCACTAAGCCAACCGTATGAGCCCATGTTGGCAAACAAACCACCACCGGAGTTAACAAAGTCGGCAATTTTTTCAGCGTTTGTTGTGAATGTTGATTCTATTACTGAAGAGCGAGACCAGTTGTCTGGAATCCAGATTAATGCTGGCTGTGCGGAAGTAATTGTTGAAGCAAAAAATGCCTCTATTTGAGTATTTGTTGTATAAAAATCAACACCAGGGGCTGTTGTAAACTCTGATACGTATTGGGTAATTTTTGTCGCCCATGATGAACCACATGAGTTATTTGCTCCGTTAGAACCAAGGATTGCAATGCGGCCATTATTTGGGTTTGTTGCACCATCGTGAACTTTCTTTAGTACACGAGCAATATATAAGCCGGTATTTTCTCCGCCAGAGTGGCAAACGGGGTCCATACCATCAAGAACGATTGGCCCGCCGCCAGTTGTTGCACGAGCTGCGCTTCCTGAAATCAAAACCCCACTGTCGGAAGAATAATTAATAGGTAACGCGCTTACGCCAACAGCAATTAAGAAAAATGCTACTCCTTGGGTAAGTTTTTTTATAAACTTATCTGTAATCATTAATCTTCCTTTTTAAATACAATTCCAAGCAAGTGAACAGTTAAGGCAATGCCTGAAATCCATACACCCATTGTTCTTGTATCGCCGGAAAGGGTTATTAAAACCGTTACCGCACCTGCGAGCGTCCATGCAAGTGAATGGAACTCTTTTGCTATTTTTTTTAAAGCTTTCACTTTATTCTCCTCCTATTAGAAGTTTTTTTGTTTTCAGATGGTCCGCCGCCGCCTTCGCCGCCGCCTCCACCACTACCGTTTGGCCCGCTTGGTGCAGACGGCGCAGATGGGGCTCCGCCTGCCATGGTCATACCCATTGCAGCAGTCGCTGCTGCTACAACAACTCTTCGTGTTCCAACGTCGACAGCAGAACCAAGTGGCACATACGTGTCGATGGCCCCATCGAATACGTTAATTTCAGACTCCATTGATTCTCTAACTTCGGTTGGTGCCCCCTGAACAGCTTCAACTAAAGCCGCAGCCTCTTCTGGTGTTACATTTGAGATATCCACAGCATCAAAGATTTCTGCTGCCTGTTCGCCGTCGATACTCTCCAAAACCTTTTCGCTGGTAGCAAGTT